CGATGACGATTACCTTTTCAGGCCCGTAAAGATTGTCATCAATGGAGGCGAAAAGCCGGTTTGCCATTTTTCTGTTGACGACCGGGACAACGGCGGAAAACGTGGGTTTCTTCATAGTCCGAGCTCCTTAGCCAGCTTTTTTCGGTCCGCCCTTGGGTGGCCCTTGAAAAAGGAAAAAAGCCTGGCCATCCGCGGCAAAATCGCTGTTATCATGCCGGCGCACTGTTCCCTGTATTTGCTGACTTTGCTGCGCAGATCGGGCGTGTAATTGTCCAGCATTTTGCGCATCTCCTTGGCCACTATTATCGGGTTTTCGGGATTGCTTGAAATCAGCGCATATCTCATATTTCCGGTCAGCCATGGCGCATGATATTGAGGGTACCCGATTAGCAGTGGGCACCCGCAGGCCATCGCTTCTATAGGTCCGCGGTCTCCCTGGCCGTGGGTTCCCAGGCCGACAAATATTTTTGATGAGTTCATAACGACCGCGAGGTCTTCCCTGGGCAGCTCACCCGTGACATCAACGGGAAGGTTGTGAAAATGAATCTTGTCGCGGATCCTGTTCGTCTCGACGCCCCTTGAAAACGGCCCAGGGAGGACAGCCCTGAGCGGCTCCTTGTAGAGCTCTTTATATGTGGCCAGGGCATCTATGACCCGCCACTGCCCTTTCCTGTCGTGAACCCGGCTTGCGCCGATCATGACGTCCCACCTCTCAGGCATCGGGTTCAGGTAAAATATCTCATCGTTGACCGGCTTCCTGAAATCCAGGTGGACCCTGCCGACCTCATCGACATAATTTCGTCCCTCCAGGTCATTGAAAACGACATCCCAGAACCTCCACTTCTGCCTTCCCGTGTTGGCGGCATAGACCATGAGCCAGAACCCCAGCTCGTGCATCCTGGCGAGCCAGTCATGCCAATGTTTGAAGCCTCCTCTGACCCAGATGATATCGTTGCCTCTAATAAATTCTCCCAGACTCTTTGTTATATCCGGCATAACAAGGCAGTCGACCCTGTCGCTGTAAGCGCGGTATCCTGGCCTGTCTCTTGACTCGATGACGACCAGGGCCTCGTCGATGATCCGGCGCTCGGCCATGTACTGGATTAATTTATAATAGCCCTCCTGGGTGAAGCGCTCGGCGTAAAAGTTCTTCGATTCGACACGGGGATCCCATGCCTGGTTCTGGCCATACCCGTGCTTGTATACTCTGTCCGGTAGAGGTAGTCCATGTTGTAGCACTTCCGGGCAAAGGTCTTGGAACGGATCACGTCAGACTTGGCCATCTTGCCGAGGATGATGATCGCTATCTCTGCGTAATACCTGTCTCCCATCTTGTTGTGGTGCTCATGGCGGTATGAGCCGAAGTCGAAAAAAAGCGCATTGTGCCCCGCCACTTCGTACTGCTGGGTCAAGGATCTATTGAGCACGAGCTGGACCCCGTGGAGGGCTGCTTCAGGCACTACCAGGCCGAAGGACTCTTCCCTCGTCGGGAAAATGAAAAGGTTGGAGCAAAGCAAAAGCTCCCGGATCATACGCTTGGGGATGGTCCCGGCCCGGCTCAAGGCCGCAGGCCTTTGCGTGCTCATAGTATTTCGCTATGTCCTCCTTGTGCTGTCTTTCTGTGGCCCACTGGTTGGCAATTAAGAGGCAGACCTCGTTCACCCTCCTGTTGATGTGGCCGAATATGGTGATCACCTCCTTGACCCTCTTGGCGCTGAGCCGGTCCGCAGACGCAGGGAGGACCTGGACCACGTCGGCGCTCATGACCTGGGGGACAAGGTCTATTAAGCGCCAGGTGTCTGCGCTGAAATCATAAAACGTCCGCAAGTCCTTGATATGGTGGATCGGCCTGACATCGTCTATTTCGCCCTTGAACTGCTCCGCGACGAGGAGGGCGTCGGTCCTGTTCGGGAAGACTATCTTTGCCCTGGGGCCGTAGGCCCTTATCTGCCAGAAATCGCGGCTGTGGGAAGGAACCGAGTGGATCCAGTGGAGCCATGCAGTTCCCGGCATGTCCGGCCAGGCGAGCTGACAGCCCAGTCCGTAAGGGACATTCCACCCGGTAAATATCCAGTCATGGGTCCATACCATGTCGAACCTGGAGAGCTCTTCCTTCAGCACCTTCGCAGTCGCTTTTGCCGTCATTTTGTGTTCAGGGGGGCCATGCCGCCTGAGCATGGTGATCTGATCCTTGACGATCCCGGTGAGGCTGTAGCCGGGAAGAAACTCCTGGAAATTGGTCATAATCGCTATTTTCATACCTGCTCCTTTTTCTTGCGCACTTAAGCCGTCGTCGTGGTGGTGGTAGTGGAGGACTGCGTCGTTGTCGTGGTCGAGCTGGACGACGTCGTCGTGCTTTCAGTCGTGGTTGACGAGGTTGATGAAGATGTGCTTGTGCCGGAGCTGGTGGTTGATGACGATGTAGTTGATTGTGTCGTCGTGGTGCCGAAAAAAGCAGGTCCGACCTCTTCCTGGTCCTGGATGTCCAGAAAAATCGTGTCGGACGCTATGGCATGGCCCATACACTGGGCATCTGTCGCGGGCTTATGATGGCTTAGCACACCTGCCACCGTGTCGTCAAGCCACAATTTGTATGGAACCTTGAACCTCCAGCCTGTCTTCTGGAACGGCCCTATCCTCTGCATCCTGATTTGTTGGTCTGCCGAACCGCTTTCGACCGCCAAGCCACGGGCCGGCTGCTTGTTCCCGTCGGCCAGGGCCTTGTACCATTTCCCGTCCGTGTCCTGATACAGGGCATCGCCTTCATTAACCGCCTCCCCCAGGGTGACAAGAACCCTCGTATGGAGGTGGTCGTCGAGCTTTTGCATGTTTGTCGTGAGGTCCCCGTTCCAGCCCTCGTGGCTGTAGTCGATCTCGATCAAGTCATACTTTTGCGTGTCTGTCATGGTGTTACTCCTTGTAAACGGTTATTTGTGCGGGGTCTGATTCGATATAGTTTTCCGTCCGTATGTGCCGGACTTTGAACGTGATCGAATCGGCCAGGGCGCCATTGTCCGCGATGTTCATGGCCCCGGTATACGTCCAGGTGTCGTCCTCGATGCCTCCCTCGGTCCTTTTCAGGGTGCCTCCCACCCAGACCTCAACCTCGAACGAATACTCAAAGGCCGGGGCCGCATCGAGGACCGTCTGGGGATCCCCGATCCCCGCGCCCTCTCCCCTGCACCTCGCCGTCCAGGTGAGGACTATGTCGTTGCTGTACCTTCCTATCCAGGACCCGTTCGCCTTGAGGTTTCCCGGGAGATAGGGTTTTTTCGCCCTCCCGGTGATCGTGTAATCCACTGCGGAGGCCTCCGAGATGTCGCCGGAATTCTTTTCCGTGAACGGCACCATCTTGAATTTCCTGTTTGCCCCGATGGCCAGCTCGCTATGAGATATGGCCTGAAACAGGTCAGTGCCTATGAACCAGAAGGCTTCGCCGGCGGAATGGTCCGCTTTCTCTGTGTCGTAGCGGCCCCTGAAGATCCCGCTCAGGCGGTATCTTGTCGCGGTCACCGGTGTTGCGGTCTGAAATGTGATTATCTCGCTCCCGAGAAGCGCGATGTTTTGGCCTGAGACCATTTGATCGCGCGTAATGGATTGAACCAGGTCGAGGTCCTCAGTCCTCGCAACGTCGAAGTCCACCAGGATTCCTTCGGTCTGCTCGTCGATCTGGTATGTGTCCGCAGAATAGTCCTCAGCCAGGATCCCGTAGAGCTGGTATGGACCCCTCCGTCTATGGACATATAGAGGTAATAGCCGGCCTCAGTCCCGGCTTTTTTGGCTGCAAGAGGTATGACCTTTACACTGTCGCCTGCGAGGACATAGGGCGCCTCGATGATGCCAACATGCTCCAGCGCCGACAGTGTCTCTGTCTCGATCGGCCACTTGCCCCTTGCTGCTTCGCCGAACGCCTCTGCCGATATGTGGTCTATGTCCTCTATTGCCGTCACCTGTATTGCCCCGGTCTCCAGGTCCTCCTCCGTGATCCGGACAACCCGGCAGATCATGTTTGATATGCCCCACTGTGGATAACTGAACTTGAACTGGTCGCCTGGCTCGACCCTGAAAAAGTTCCTGTTAGCCGGGAAAGACAGGTTTGCCAGGGGATAAGCCTCTACCTTCAGGCCGCGGTCAGCGGCCCAGGTAGCGTTGCGGGGCGTCGTGAACATGCTGAGCTTCACTGTTTTGGAATTTAGCCTCCGGACGATCTCCCGGTTTGCAGGGTCGTTGACCGGAGCTATGGCCTCCCGGTAGTCGATTATCATCTTGACAAACCCCCTAAAATAAAAACCCGTATTCCTCGGCCAGCCTGGCCTTTTTCAGCTTCTCTTTTCATGGTTTGCCCCTTGAAAGCTTCCTGTTCTCCAGGTTCCAGCCTTCCACGGCCCAGAGTTTTTTCCTCAACGCTTTGGGTAATCGACGGATTTTCCCTCTGCTCCTCGCCCTAAGCAATGAAAGCTCTTCCAGGCTCAGCTCGACCATCCTTTGCTCTTGCGCCTCTTTTTCCTTGAGCCATCCCGTGACCTCGGCCCAGGTCCTGCCTTCCCGCTCAAGCTTGCGGTTCAAGTTGACCGCTTCCTGAATGGTGGCAAGTTTCCACGCTTGTAATATGAAGCCTATGCCCTGCATCAGCATCCGCTCGATTGACTTGCCGGGTTGCATTTCCAGAAGTGGAGTTCAACCCTGGTATATATGCCCGTGGGACAGTTAGGATCCTCGGCGCACAACGCATCCCAAGTTACGCAATCGCGGCCTCCTGCACCACACGGCCCGCTATTAGACAGTCCAGCCTGATAAGTAAATTCTTCATACACTGCATCAAATCCAAGCTTGAGGCACTGCCTGTCTCTCCCGTAGGTATTTATCGAGCTGTATTTCCATCTCTTATCTCCATCCACTATGAAGGTCTGACAGCGATGCACACTGTCATCGCACAAATCATAGTCCTGTTGGACCTCTGCAATAAAAGCCCTCCTAGCAAGGTCATAGTCCCACACCCCGTCTGTGTTTCTAAAAGTGTGAGTGGCTGAGTTTCCGCAGGCGTCCTGCACCTTGACTGTAACTTTCACTTGATCGTCGCTGGAACAGGAGCCTGGATTGCAATAAAGGGTATTCACGCGAGTGGATGTGACTCCAGCGCCCAGGCTGAACCCGGAGCCGCTCTCTATTGTCCAGGTAAAGGGGCCGTAGCCATCTTTCAGGTAAAGGTTTATGCTTGACCCCGGATCCACTGTCTCGGGCGTCTTGTCCATATCAAAGCTGACCGGATCAATTATTTCGCATGTGCAGCATGGCAACTTTACGCCGCATATGCTTGGGCACTCAGGGTCATTCGGATCCTGCCCCGTGCAGAGGTCAGGGTTCGTCGTGTAGTTTCCCTGCCATTTTCCGGATCCCTGGTAGGTGAAGCCCCAGAAGGACCCCCTTCTGCTTGCCGGAAGGCCGTCGCTCAGGAAGGAGAAATCGTTGCATTCCTGGTTCGTCCAGTCATCGTTCTGGATGGTAATCTGCCTGGTCTCGTTGGCTCCGATAGACTCCTTGGACGAAATGTCAAAGTTGTCGCATCCCGTGGGACACAGCGCTTCCCTGAAAACCCTGCGCGAATACTGGACCTTGAATTCATTGACGGTATCCAGCCATGATTTGCGGTCGATCCTGGGCTTTTCAAGGAAGTCTTCAGGCCCAAAAGAAGGCAAGGAATCAGTGTCTTCCGATTCACGGTAGAGGAACAGATGGAGCTTTGAATCACCTCCCCACCGCAGGCCTCCGGAGACGTGCTTCAAAATTGCCTCTATGGAAGTGAGGGCATCGGAGGATTGGCTAAACCCGATGGAAACGCCCCTGCCTTCTCCCTGTAAAACTCTGGCTGCGTCGTTGAAATCGTCTGCGCCAAGGTACTCGGCATCAATGCCGGCCATCCTGTTGAGCACGTAATAGACGGCATGAGCCGGGTTGTAGTCAAACGTCTCTATGTCCTTGTAGTCGTCCTCCAGGGCCTCTATTGAGGGCGCCTTGTGAACCACGAAGTACATGCTGGGAGCCCTGTTGTAATTGCCCAGGGCACAGTCCTTGAGCACGGCACCCCGGTAAGCCGGGTTGAGCGTGGCATCCGGCAGTCTTGCCCCCATGTAGCTGTTCGGCGTTTGATCCGAAGTCCCGAAATAGAAATCACAGGACCCCATGCCGTCCAGGGATATCGTCACCGGTCGTCACCTCCTGGGACCCGCCGCCTTTGCCGCCCTGCTCTTCCTTGATCTCGACCGACCTGGGACAGCACGACCATATGATGTTTCCGTTGACCTTTACGGTCCCGAGGGCGTCCTGTATCGGGGTGCCCTCCTTGGCCAGGTTGACCGAAATGCCCCCCTGGTCCCAAGGCCCTGGCGTGTCGGGCTGCACCGGGTCGAGCATCATGCCGACCCCGGCGCCGATCCCCGCGCCGATGGCTGCGCCTACAGGCCCGCCGACCAGGAACCCTACTGCGCCTCCGACAGCTCCCCCTATCAGGCCCCCGACGCTCATGACAACAACCTCACTGCAATTTTCATCCTCTTCCTCCAGGTGCGATCGTTGAAGGATCCCTTTGAGACTCCTCCTGGGCGGACGCAATGGTAAATGAACCCGTCCAGGTAAAAGGCCGCATGGCTCGCCGCTTTGCCGAAGTGGATTAGTATGATGTCGCCGTTTCTCACTTCAGAGACCGGGACATCGACTACATTGAGATAGCGGTGGAGGCCCTCGTAAAGCATTTCCCTGGTGTTGTGCAGGTGCCAGTCAGGGGGATAGTCGGGGACGGGGATCCGCGAGAGGTCCAGGATCCCCATCTCGCCGAGGACGCCCAGGACGAAATGGATGCAGTCGGCCCCCAGGCCTTTCACGGCTGTCCTGTGTCTCCAGGGCGTGCCCTCCCAGCTTTTGAGGGTCTCCTTGAGCCGCCTTACGTTTTCCTCGCTGTCAAAAAAATATGCCATAGCCCGCTCTCAATATTTGGTCGCAGGGTTGTCGACCGGGATCTGTGTGAACCCCAGGAACTGGTTGATATTTGAAAACTTGTCCCTGCATGTCTCCGGCCTTCCGTCGCAGCCAGGAAAGATGTCGACCTGGGCGCCCGAAGAAAGCCCCGGGATCTGATACCGGACCTTGATGTTCTGTCCCTCATGAGAGACGATCATCCTGCGGTGGCCTTGCCACTCGACCCATCCGTACTTGAAGTGCCCGTCCGAATAAGACGCGAGGTCCGCGTTTGAAAGCGTCAGGCCATCCACGCTCACGGTTTTCGTTATCTTGTGTGCATTTTTATCGACACCGCACCCGACCCCATCTATGATCTCATCGTAGATGAAGTGATTGCATTTGGGCTGGTATCTCAGGGACAAGGCAGGCTGGCGCAGGTGGAACTCGAACCCCACGCACTTGACGGTCGCCTCCTGGCCCTGGAAGGCCACGCCGGAAACCTGGCCGATGAAAACGTTTGAACCCTGATTAGGCAAGTCCTTATGCACCCGGATCACTTCGGCCCATACAACCTCAATCGGGTTCTCCGCCAGGTACTCCTCCATCGGGTCGTCCTTGAAAACGGCAAAAATTTGAATGGTGGAGACCTCAAGGTCCGAGTCGTACTGGACCGGCCCCCGGTTGATTGACGCGGCCTGGTAGGTATTGCCCTGGTATTCCACGTCCTCGTCGTGGGACGTGTACCGCCAGTGCTGAGACCCGTCCGCCTTCCAGAAGTGAAACAGCTCCACTGGCTTTAGCTCGACCGCCTGTTCTTTTTCGATGTAACTCTGTGTCTGGTTCTTCATCTCCTCCTCTCTCTATGTCGTCGTTGTCGTGCTGGAGCTGGTAGTTGACGAGCTGGTAGTCGTGCTCGACGTGCTCGTTATCACTCCCGGCGTCTCGTAGGGGAGTCCACCTCGACCTCGTCCTGGTCAAAGCGGCCATACAGGAGAAACGAGACCAGGAGCTGGCTGAGCTCATCTGTGGAAACCGTCTTTCCGATCGCCTGATCTAGCGTGATTGTGGACGATGTTGCGGATATTAGCTTTCTGACCGCTGTGGTCCCGTCCGGGAACGCAAAGAAGAGATACTGACCTGTCCCCGTCTGCCGGAAATAATCTTCCCATTTGAAATCCTCGACGCTGAGCGTGATGTCGGCAGCGTCAAAGGCCGCATTGACGACTATATCCGACCTCCAGGTGGGGAACCAGAAGCCCATGTGCCTGCCCCTGACCAGGTCGAAGAAGTCGAAGACCGACATGATCTCCTCGTAATCGGTATTCCTTGCCGTAATATGCCGTGATCTCCGTTGGATCATCGATATCTGAATCCAGGGGGGAAACCCAGTTGGGATCGACCAGGAAGACAGGCCTGTCCTGGTACCATGACCAATATGGCCCGGAGGTCGTGGTCGTGCAGGTTGTCGATTGAGTTGAAGTGGTGGTCGAAGAGCTGGTCGTGGTGCCGGTCGCCCCAGGCCCGGTCGTGGTGGTCGAGCTGGAGGTAGTGGATGATGTCGTGGTCGTGCTCGTGGTGGTCAAGCCTGCTGAAACACAGACGACATCTATCACCCTTTGCGCCGTGTAAGTGGGGAGAAGAGAATATCCGACCGCATCTGTCGTCGCAGCGTCATCCCCGTCTTTCCAGTAGCCGGTGACGTTCGGCTCAAGCGGCCCGCGCGGGATGCCGTTGTCAACAAAGTAAACGGCGACGACGAGGTTCTTGGACGGGTCAAGACTGAAAGCGACCTGGTCGGACCACTCACCTGGGCTTGTGACCGTGGCCCCCGGAAAGCCGCCGTTGAAAGTGACCTGAACCTGGTTCCCGTCAAAGTCGTACTCGTGGCCGGAGCTTGCCTGGTGGCCGATGTAGCATTTGCCGATCTCATAGTCGAGACCGAACCAGGTGAAATAGACTGAGACCTCGGACCCGCCGGCCCTCAAGCTGGATGCCGGAATGATGTATCGCATCGTCCTGCCGGCCCAGTTACTCTCGTTGTGAGTCCACTCCTGGGGCGCGTCGTAGGCGTAGTTGGCGGGGTCCTTGCACGGAGGGACCTCGGTCGTGGTGGTCGTGGAAGTGGACTGAGTCGACGTGGTTGTGCTTGAGCTTGTGGAGGACGAAGTGGAAGTCCCGCCGGGCGCGGTCGTGCTCGTGGTGGTCGTGCTCTGGGTAGTCGTGGTTGTGGTGGTTGATGCCCCCCCTGAAATTATCTCAAAATTCTTGACATTAAGCGTCATTGTTGAATCAACGCCGCCTACGTTGTGATCCCTCGACATGAGAGGGCTCAAGTACCTATATACAGTACCATCGGAAACAGTTAATGTATCTAACAGATTCGTTCTGGCAGCATCAGAATAAATCTTCAAATCGACTGTCGAACCAGACCGCGTGAGGGTGAAATAAAAGGTGGACGGTATCGAAGAGAAGTAATATAAGTCCTGGGTCTGGTCGGAACCTCTCATCAAAGCCACAACCTGATCTGTCGGGCTCAAGTATGAACTATAGTAAAAGTACACCAAAATGCCCTCATTGTTCTGGAGAGCATCCTCGTGGGTAAAACCGGAATTAGTCAGCCCTAGGACGACTACAGAGGCGCCATTCCCGGAAACTGCCGAACAAGTCGCCTCAAACTGAATCTCGAAGTCCCCGAATGCGCCGGACCCAAAATCCTTGTGAACATAAGAAGCTGCGTCCCGCCGCATCGTATCCACGGTAATCTGGTTCTGGCTGACGGTTATGTCATTGTCTTCATCAACTTCCGTGTATGTCGTGAAATCTTCATATGCCATTAGTCTGCTATCGCCTCTCGCGCCTCAATGCTGATCTTGAAGTTCCTGTCTGTGGCCCATGTGAAGGAATTGGAGTTCCCAACCCTGCATGGAATCACCGGGGCGATCTCGTCTCCTGCATCCCAGGTGTTCTCCAGGTTTTCCGCAAGTGTTATTACAGTTGACGTAACAGATGCGATCATGCCCGATTCGTAGCTCTCCATGTTTGCCGGATCCATGAGGACCACAATCCTCCCTGGGGTGAAGAAGGTGTTGACGGTTGATTCCACCTGGACCTCTTTCTGGCCCGCGCTCGCCTGGGCTGTTATTCTGGCCAGGTATGGCCACAGGGGAACCCCGATGACCCCGCCCTGGTATTTGAATATCTTGCGGTGGATGTAAGCCGCCTCGGCGTAGTCCATGGCTGTCAGGGCGAACCGGATCCCGATCCTGGCCCGCGAGTATATGCGTTCTCTTTTTTCAGCGGACTGGACGGCTTTCTGAACCCCGGTCCTCCAGGTCTTGAGTATCTTCACCGGGGAAGACCAGTCCGGCTTCTTCAGGAGGTATGAGTTTATGGTCGTCATTTAACCCCTCAATATCCGCCTCACCGTCTGCCTGTTCTGTCCGAGGAAATTGATCAGGGCATTTTTGCCCCTGGCAGATGCGAGCTGCCGCTCAAAGTCCCTGGGATCCTGGAGATTGAAAATGCTCGCCTCGACAGTCACTCCCTGGCCCGCCGGCACGGTCGCCCCAGTGACAGCTCCTCCAGCCGCGAATCCCAACCTGGGCCGGCTCCAGCCTGGGACAGACCACCCCTCAAGGATACTTTTCGGGATAGCATTTCGTCGGAGAGCCTCCATGATGCCGAGGCCATAGTTTTTGACGGCCTTGACAGGCATCATGAACTCTCCGGATGTAGCGGCGACAAGCTTGTCGTCTGAGGTGGGTGAAGGAGACTTCCCAAGGACAAGCCCTCCGGATCCGAGGGTCTGCGAGCTGATCTTCGCTATCTGTATGGCCCCTTTTGCGCCGATCACGGCTGCCTGGGCGATCCCCCATATTCCGCCCTGTGCCATAGCTTTTGTAACAGCCTGGGCCGTGTTGATGATTGCCTCGGCCAGGGCCGCGCCCTTAGAGAGGTAAAAGAACTCTTTGCGCTTTTGCCCTGAGAGCTCATAGACCTCGTTGAATACGTCTGCCATGCCTTTTGCCGTGTCTGAGGCGAGCTGGAGCCTGTACTCGTTTAGCCTTCGCTGCCTGGAGATTCCCTGCAAAATCAGTTGCGATTCTAAGCTTCAACGATTCCAGGATCTTTTTCCTGTCCACTTCTTTTTGTGCCAGGTCCTCCGTCTTTTCAAAGCGCTCCTGGTCCAGGGCGATGAGTGCCCGGTTGAACTCCTGCCTCAGCTTGAACACCCTGTCCTGGAGGGCTATCTTTTTCGCCGGGTCTGCCTCTTGCTCGGCCAATTTCTCGGCAAGGCTTATCTCCGCTTTAAATTCCTTTGAATCTTGCCGTTCTTGTAGCTGTTCTCCAGGATCAGGAGAGCTGTCTTTGTCGTCTCTGAGAGCCGCGCGACGTATGATTTCTGTTGGGCCTCAAGCTTTTTGAGGTCCACCGGCGGTTTGAGCTTTATGCGCTTTTCCTCCTTTTCCTGGGCCTTGCCGAGCTCCTCGGTTTTTTGTTTAACGTTCTCGATGAACCCTGAGACGCCCCTCCAGTATTTGCCCTGCTTGTCGGCCAGCTCGACCATCTTCACGCCAGATTTATTCATTTCTTCCCCGGCGGTCTTCGAGATGTCATTGAACCGATCCGCTACTCCCTGAAGTGTCTTCGAGATCCCCTTCATATGCAGGATCCCGGCAATCTTCGAGTACCCGGTTATGATTATCGCGATCAGCTTGGCCCAGCCCGCTATGACTGCGTTGAGGACAAACTTTATCCCTTCAAAGCCCCTTCGCAGCAGCAATATGACCTCCAGGGCAGCCGCCCCGCCCTTTATGAGAATGTTGATTGCTTTTAAAAAGAACTTGGCCATGTCCTGGGCATACTTGTCGAGCTTGCCCTCTTTCTTGAGCCGGTTGATGAAGTCCAGGAAAGTGGACATCAAGGCTTTCAAATAGTCGAATACCCCCGCCTCCATGACCAGGTTCCGGAACTGGAACCATTTGTCCTGCATCATGGATATCAGGCCTTCCCAGGTTTTTCCCAGTTCGCCCGCAGCTCCTCTAAACTGGGATGCGGGATCCTTCCAAGCGGCCAGCAGGCGCTTTCTCGTCTCCTCTGCCGAATACGAGACCCCTGCTTGAAAACCGAGCATTGCCAAGACCCCGCGTTCCCTGAACATATCGGCAGCCGCAGCGCCGGCGCTGTACATCCTGATCACCTGGCCCGTGGTCTCCTGAAGGGACAGCCCTGTAGCCGCAGCGAGATCCCCGATCAGGGGCATCCACTGCTTTATCTCATCGGTGCCCCCTTTCATGACGCCGGCAAGGTTGGTGGCCGATCCCATGATCTCCTCATACCGGAAAGACACCTTGCCCGCATAATCCGCCATCTCCTGAAAGAGGCGGTTTCCCTCCATGGTCGATCCCAGGAGGACGTTCAGGCGGGTCCGGTATTGCTCTGCTGTGGAGGCGGCCTGGGTGAAGTTCCTGGCTAGCAGGCTCAGACCCAGGCCGGCGAAGGCCGTCTTCAGGTTAAAGACGGCTCTTGGTAGGGATTTAAGGCGGGATTGTAGTTTTTGGAGGCCTCTGTCAACTTTTTGAAGGTTTCTTGTGGCCGCGTCCTTTACCCGGATAATCACGTCTAACGTGTCGCTCTTTGAACCGGCTGGCATGTCTAACGTACTCCTTCCATGCTTTGTTATCCAGTTGTGACATGCGAAAGGCGGTCGCCAGATCCAGCTCTCTTTCCAGGTCTAGTTCGGCGGTCACTTCGAGGCAAATTAAGAAATAGCGGTATCCGTAGTTGAGGACATCGCGGTGTCCTCTTTCGAGGAGGCGGCAAATATGCTTATAAAGTCGCTTTTTAGCGCGCGTATTATCTCTCCCAGGGCCTCCTCGATCCCCAGGGAGCGCGCCACGTCGAAAAAAACGGCGTTGACCTCCCGGAACTTGTCATAGAGCATCTTCAGCTCTGATGGCGCGAAATCTTTCAGCTCTTCCCACTGGAGGCCCTCGATGGACATGGAAAAAAGCTCTTTTGCCTCGGTCAGCATATCGTCGAGCCCGCGGGCATCTTGGGCAGGCTTGGCAAACTTGTTGAATATCGAAAGAACCTGGCTCACAGTCAGCTCTTTTACCGTGACGGTCCTTTTTTGCCCTTCCTCGCCAAGCTCGACGGTTCCCGTCTGGATCATACGGACTCCTTTCGTGTAAGGTTAATGAGTTACGCTGTTGTCGTTGTCGTGGTCGAACTGGATGTCGTTGTCGTGCTGTGGTACTTGACGTCGAAATACGGCGAACTCGGATGGTTCGTCTTGTCGCTCAGGGCTTCTCCGCTGAACGGCAGAATCGAGAATTCGTCCCCGATTACAGAGTGCGCTCCGCCTGGTTTCAGCTTGCACCTCCAAAACTCGAAAGTCTTGTTCGGCCCCTCCTGGTTGTCCTGGACAAACTTGACCGCGTACTCTTTCTTGAGGCCGTCAGTGGTTATTCCGTGGATCAAATAGGGATTGGACGCATCGATTTCGCCCCGGACATACTTTTCCATGTTGGACGCCGCGATCTCGTCCAGGTCAAAGGACAGGGTGTAGGCGGCTTCCAGGGTTGCGGTCTTGTCTTTAGTGCGGACCCCTCCCCGGCTTTCCTTGTGTGTGACGACTTCCTCCGTGACCTCGAACTCGAACCGCGGGCAGTTCCCGACCTCTTCATACTCTCCCGGAGAGCCTCCGGACCACTCCGCGATGTAGAGCTTGCCCCGTCCCAGTTCGTAAAGCTCCGTGTTGTGAGGAGTTAATGGCATCTTAAAGCACCTCCTTGTTATTCAGAGTAAATGACGTATGTGTAGCTGATGTAAAAAATCAGCCCCTTCATGTTTATGGCCTCGACCAGGTCTGAATAAACAGCCCTCTGGTATTCCTGGAGAACCTTGAAACCACCTAGCTGATAGGTCTTCCTGGGAAGCTTCCTGATCAGCAATGTCCGGTCCAGCTTTTCCTCTGATGCAATGATCACCATGCAAGTGAGGGTCTCTTCACATATGGCCCATTTGCCGGAGTTGTCGCGCATGTTGTGGGACCTGCTGAAAGCGGCCCTGGCCTCCGGAAATTTCACAATGACCTGGTCTTCCTCTAGTTCAGGGTAGGCCTTCTGGACCTTCGCCCTGACATGCTCCTCTATTGCATCATCGATCGCGCTCATACTGCGTACCATCCTATGGGATGCCGGTCTCCCTGCGACATCCACTCAGCGACCGCATCCATGGCCCGGTCTTTCCATGCCTCCCTGATAGCCTCCATCTCCTCGGGAGAGTGAAATTGAAAGTCCATTTCACCTATTTCCTTTTGAAGCGTCGTTATGCCCTGGGTGAAAAAGGTGTTGAGGACCGGGAGGGCGTAATACATGGTCAGGCAGGCCTCGGCCTCTATGCACCGGTCTTTCTTGTCCCCCGTGGCCCCTGAGTAATTGCCGATCCACTTGGTCAGAAGCCTCACCGCGGATTTCAGGTGCGGTTCCAGGACCGAATTGTCCAGCTTGGTGCTGTCGGGAAGGTTGCCGATGCGCCGGACATCGTTTAAGGAAGCGAATCCCATAGGTTAAGGCCCCTGTTTCTGGTGTTTGACCATGACTGCGACTATCCGGTCGCAGAGCCCCTTTTCAAACTGGTTCAGGTCTTCCATGACCCTGATCATGTTGCCCTCGATCTCC